CTTGTCGCAGATTTTACAGGTGGGTGTGCCGGAAAAATATTATTTGAGTCCGAAAGCGTGTCTGGGTATTCTCAGACGTGCGGCAGTACGTGGCAAGCAGCTCCCACCGATGTTACAGAAAGCGTTGGAGAAACAGGCGATGTCGGTTTAATGTTTGAAAATCACGGGCAGGACTCCAGATACACAGGTCCACTTAATGTGGCGCAGACAGTATCATCCACCTATGGGACGGGTGGAAATAATCAGCCCTTTGTGGTGCAGAAACCTAAGACCTTAAAAATCAGAAGTGGCTGTGAAGGTGGCGGTAAAGGTGCCCTTATACAGGATGACTTGTCAGCCACACTTAGCTGCAACAATGACCAGACGCTTTTCCAACCGAAGGTTTATGGCATTTGTGCAAAAGAGAGTAACTCCATGAAATCGGATAATCCACACAGTGGTTTTTATGAAGCAGATACGGCAAGATGCCTTGATGCCAATGGTGGAAATCCATGCTGCAATCAAGGTGGGATGGCTGTGGTTTCTTTGCAAGGTTCCATGATTGGAAGGAAAGATACCAATGGTCCACAGGGAGATGGTGTCAGTGAAGAGGTTTCTTTTACATTAAATACCGTAGATAAACACGCAGTTGTGTATGCAATCGATAGAGAAGCATTTAACTGCGGACAGAAATTTGCACGCACTCCGGGAATAGTGGAGGATGGTGTAAATTCTACTTTAAATGCGCAAGGACCAAGTGCCGTAGCGGTGCCTACTTATAGTTCAAGTAAGGCATCCTTTTTTATGCGGGCAGAAGAGGAACTGGCTAATACACTTGTTGCTACAGACTATAAAGACCCTCCGATTGTGAATGATGCGGACGAGGTGGATTACATTGTAAGAAGATTAACTCCAACCGAGTGTGCCAGATTGCAGGGATTTCCGGATTGGTGGTGTGATGATCTGGAAACAGAGAATCCGACAGATGAGGAAATTGCAAAGTGGCGTGAAATTTTTGATATCCATGCAAAGGCTATGGGAAAGAATGTAAAGCAGAGGTCGGATAACCAAATCCGTAAATGGTTACAGAATCCCCATTCCGATGCAGCAGAGTATAAGATGTGGGGAAATGGAGTGGCACTTCCGAATGTAGTATTTGTGCTTTGTGGTATTGCCTATTATGCCCAGCTTTCGTCCCATAATTTTGGTAAGTATTCAGAAGAAATGTAGTTGCTATTATGCACATTCTACGGGAATATGTGTACTACCAAAAGAAGGAGGTACGTGATATGGTACTACATTTTAACGTAACAGGCGAAAGCCGGAAAGCAATGGTAAAAGCAATAGAGGAAGAGACGGGTACAAAAGCAAAGTACCTTGGAGCCCCTAGCATGGCTTACCAAGTAGGAAACTACAGGATTTTAAGGGATGGCACTTTGGAAATTGAAAGCGAGTGTATCGACATGGACGGAAAGGTTGTTGATACCTGCGTGATGGCAACAGGAATGAATCCTACAGAGTGGGATGAGGTGGAAGAAGAGACGAACCTTACTATTTCCGTTCCAAGAGCAGGTTTCACAGATGAGGCAATTGGGAATCTTTATAAAATCCTTGAAAGTAAAGGGCAGTTATTCAGCCATGCTTTTGGACGAGAAGACCTCATTATAGTAACGGGTCCCGATAAAATAATGTTCCCTTGGTTTTATGATGTAGAGCCGGAAAAGGTTCCTACTTATACAAGGTTTATTGAATCCATCTGCAACATGGCAAAAACACAGAAAAGAATCACGGCAAAACCAAGGGAAGATGAAAACGAGAAATATGCATTCCGTTGTTTCCTTTTAAGACTTGGGTTCATCGGTGATGAATATAAGGCTGACAGAAAAATCCTTCTGGAAAAACTGGATGGTTCATCAGCATTCAAGACAAAGAAGGGGGAAGAATAGGTATGAGATTTCCAAGTAAAGAGATAGTAGAACAGGTCAGAAAAGAGTATCCCATAGGGACAAGAGTAGAACTTACACGGATGGATGATTTGCAAGCACCTCCAATCGGTACAAGGGGAACGGTAAGGGGTGTCGATGACACGGCATCCATTATGGTTTCTTGGGATAACGGGAGTTGTCTTCATGTGGTTTATGGCGAGGATGCATGCAAAAAACTGGACAGTGTGAAGGTCATTTGTTACGGCAAGGAAGAAATATGGGACAGTCGGAAGGATGCTGCGGATTTCTATCTTAAAGCAATTGCAGGTTCTGAGGGGAGTGAATGTGAACGCTATTCTAATATTTACGCAGAATTATTGCTTGGCAAAAAGGTCTGCTCTGACGGAGTAGAATAAAGCAGAATAAGCCAAGAGAGCCAAGAGGCTCTTTTGGTCGTTATGGAAGACTCGAAAGGGTCTTTTTTTAATGCAGTTAAGGAGGTGGAGCATTGCGGAAGTTAAAGAAATATGTTCCGACAAGGTTTAAGGCCGAGGACTCCATCTATGATAAAAATGAGGCGGATTGTGTAGTGGCTTTTATTGAGCAGTTAAGTCATACGAAGGGAGAATTTCACGATAAACCTTTTATTTTGATAGATTGGCAGGAACAGATAATCCGAGATATTTTCGGAACAATAAAGCCAAATGGGTATAGGCAGTTTACAACAGCCTATATTGAAGTGCCGAAGAAATGTGGGAAAAGTGAACTGGCAGCCGCTGTAGCACTGTATTTGCTGTGTGCAGATATGGAGCAAAGAGCAGAGGTGTATGGTTGTGCTGCTGATAGAGACCAAGCATCGTTGGTATTTGATGTGGCTTGTGACATGGTTAAATTATGTGACAGCCTTAATGCCACCTGCGAAATCAGTAAAAGTAAAAAGACAATCAATTATTTACCAACCAACAGTACCTACAAGGCACTGTCAGCAGAAGTTGGAAGCAAATCGGGACTCAATGTGTCGGGACTTGTCTTCGATGAATTATGGGTGCAAAAAGACCGTAAATTCTTTGACATGATGACAAAGGGTACGTCAGATGCCAGAAGAAATCCGTTGCACTTTATTATAACGACTGCTGGAAATGATACGAATAGTATTTGCTATGAATTGCACCAAAAGGCTGTGGATATTATTGAAGGAAGAAAAGTTGACCCCACTTTTTATCCGGTTATCTTTGGGGCAGACCCGGAAGATGACTGGACAGACCCAAAAGTGTGGAGGAAAGCAAATCCGAGCCTTGATATTACCATTGGAATTGATAAGGTACAGGCTGCCTGTGAAAGCGCAAAACAGACTCCGAGTGAAGAGAATGCGTTTCGTCAGCTTCGATTGAATCAATGGGTAAAACAGTCAGTCCGTTGGATGCCAATGGATAAGTGGGATAAATGTAATTTTCCTGTGGATGAAGATGCATTACGCGGTAGGATTTGCTACGGTGGTTTGGACTTATCCAGTACCACAGACCTTACTTCTTTTTGTTTGGTATTTCCACCCTTGGATGAGGAGGACAAATATGTTATTCTTCCATATTTTTGGGTGCCGGAAGAAACATTGGATTTGCGTGTGCGTAGAGATCACGTTCCCTATGACATATGGGAGAAACAGGGATTCTTAAAAACCACGGAAGGAAATGTGGTGCATTATGGGTACATCGAAAAGTTTATAGAGCAACTGGGAGAGAAGTTTAATATTAGGGAGATTGCATTTGACCGTTGGGGAGCAGCACAAATGTCTCAGAACCTTGAGGGGATGGGATTTACAGTTGTTCCAATGGGACAGGGATATGCAACAATGTCATCCCCTACAAAAGAATTGATGAAGTTGACCTTGGAGAAACGATTAGCACATGGCGGGCATCCGGTTCTTCGTTGGAACATGGATAACATTTTCATTAAAACGGACCCCGCCGGAAATATTAAGGCTGATAAAGCCAAGTCCACTGAAAAGATTGATGGAGCAATTGCTTGTATTATGGCACTTGATAGAGCAATCCGATGTGGTAACGACACAAGTGAAAGTGTTTATGATACGAGAGGACTTCTCGTATTTTAATAGAAGGGAGCGTGATTCCTATGGGAATTTTAAATGGAATATTTCGGTCGAGGGATAAGCCTGTGAACCGAACAGCAGGAAGCGCATACAGCTTCTTCCTTGGTAATTCCACAAGCGGAAAAAGGGTAAATGAAAGAAGTGCAATGCAGATGACAGCGGTGTACTCATGTGTCCGAATTTTGTCGGAGGCAATCGCCAGTCTGCCACTACATTTTTACGAATACAGCGGAGATGGAAGCAAAGTAAAAGCTACCAATCATCCACTGTATTTTTTATTGCATGATGAACCGAACCCGGAGATGTCATCTTATACCTTCCGAGAAGTGCTGATGACACACCTTTTGCTATGGGGAAATGCCTACGCGCAGATTATCCGTAATGGCAAAGGAGAAGTGATAGCACTGTATCCGCTTATGCCAGACAGGATGAATGTGGATAGGGATGAAAAAGGTCAGATTTATTATGAGTACCGAATGTCAAATGATGATGCACCAACCATGAAAGGTTCAACCGTAAAATTGGCATCCTCGGATGTGCTTCATATTCCGGGATTAGGGTTTGATGGTCTTGTGGGATACAGCCCTATCGCAATGGCTAAGAATGCCATCGGCATGGCGATTGCCTGTGAAGAGTATGGTGCCAAGTTTTTTGCTAACGGTGCTGCACCAAGTGGGGTGCTTGAACATCCCGGTACATTAAAAGACCCGTCAAGGGTAAGAGAGAGTTGGACACAAACCTTTGGTGGCAGTTCTAATGCAAATAAGGTGGCTGTTTTGGAAGAAGGAATGAAGTATACACCGATTTCTATTTCCCCGGAACAGGCACAGTTCCTTGAAACAAGGAAGTTTCAAATTAACGAAATTGCTCGAATTTTCAGAGTACCTCCACACATGGTAGGGGACCTTGAAAAGTCGAGCTTTTCTAATATAGAGCAGCAGAGTTTGGAATTTGTAAAATACACGCTTGACCCTTGGGTATGTAGGTGGGAACAGGCAATGGTACGTTCTCTTCTGTCTGCTGATGACAAAAAGAAATACTTTATCAAATTTAACGTGGACGGACTGCTTAGAGGAGATTATCAGAGCCGTATGAATGGTTATGCCGTAGCAAGGCAGAACGGATGGATGAGTGCAAACGATATCCGTGAATTAGAGAATCTGGACAAGATTCCGGCTGAACTGGGCGGGGATTTGTACCTCATCAACGGTAACATGACAAAACTTGAAGATGCAGGGATTTTTGCTGCCAGTACGACACGTGGAGAGGAGGAAAAGGATGAAGAAGTTTTGGAATTGGAAGAATCAGAGTCCGGAGGAGAGAATTCTGTTTCTGAACGGAACCATCGCAGAGGAAAGCTGGTTTGACGATGATGTCACACCACAGCTTTTCAAAGATGAATTGAATGCCGGAACAGGAAATATCACGGTGTGGATTAATTCTCCCGGTGGTGACTGTGTGGCGGCAGCACAGATTTATAACATGCTGATCAATTACAACGGAAAAGTAACCGTAAAAATTGACGGTATTGCAGCCAGTGCAGCATCCGTTATTGCGATGGCCGGCAGCGAAGTGTATATGTCCCCGGTATCCATGATGATGATTCACAATCCCGCAACCATTGCGTGGGGTGACCACACAGAGTTTGCTAAGGCAATCGAGATGCTTGATGAAGTGAAGGAGTCCATTATTAACGCTTATGTGTTGAAGACGGGACTGTCTAGAGCGAAACTCTCGCACCTTATGGATTCAGAAACATGGATGAATGCCAACAAAGCAGTGGAACTTGGATTTGCAGATGGAATGCTTACGAGAGATTCGCAGGCAGAGGATATTACAGTTCCGAGTGAGGATACGGTGGAGGCAGTGATGTTTTCCAGAAAAGCCGTAAACAACGCTTTGCAGAATAAGATGTCAGCCAAGTTTGGCAAAAAGAAAGAGACTGTGGTGCAGCAGTCTGAAATCCCAGCACCGGAAACTAACGAGCGTAACGTGGATGCTCTTTTAGAGCGTCTTGATGTTATTAAAAACCATATTTAGGAGGAACATATTATGACTATTCAGGAATTGAGAGAAAAGCGCAATACAGCGTGGAATGCTGCAAAGGCATTTTTAGAATCCCATCGTACCGATAAGGGTACCCTTAGTGCAGAAGATGATGCTACATACAATCGTATGGAAGAAGAAATCAATGCACTCAGCAACGAGATTAAGCGTTTGGAACGTCAAGAACAGATGGATGCAGAACTTAGTAAGCCAGTAAATACTCCTCTTACATCCAAGCCGGGTGTGGTTAAGGATGAAGATAAGAAAACAGGACGTGCATCCAATGAATATAGGGATGCAATGCTTGATGCGTTCCGTTCCAATTTCAAGCGTGTCAGCAATGTATTACAGGAAGGTGTGGATTCTGATGGTGGATATCTTGTACCGGAAGAATATGACAAGAGACTGATTGATGTACTGGATGAAGAGAACATCATGAGAAGACTTGGTCATACCATTACCACAAGCGGGGAACACAAAATTAATATCGCAGCAACAAAACCAGCGGCATCTTGGATTGAAGAAGGTGGCGCTTTATCTTTTGGTGATGCTACCTTCGCACAGATTCTTTTGGATGCACACAAACTGCACGTTGCAATTAAGGTTACGGAAGAATTGTTATATGATAATGCATTCGGTCTTGAGAATTACATTATTCAGCAGTTCGGTAAGGCACTGGCAAATGCAGAAGAGGATGCATTCCTTAACGGTGACGGAAAAGGAAAGCCTCTCGGTCTTTTTGCTACGGAAGGCGGTGGTACGCTTGCCAATACACTGACTTCTGCAATTAAGTCTGATGACCTTATTAGCCTTGTGTATGCGCTTAAGCGTCCGTACAGAAAGAAAGCATCCTTCATCATGAACGACAAGACCATTGCAGAAATCAGAAAGCTGAAGGACAACAATGGAGCATATATCTGGCAGGAAAGTTACCAGACAGGAGAGCCGGGCAGACTTTTAGGATACCCTGTTCATACTTCTGCGTTTGCACCTACCGATGCGATTGCATTTGGTGACTACAGTTACTACAACATTGGAGATAGGGGTTCCCGTTCCTTCTCTGAACTTCGTGAGCTATTTGCTGGAAACGGTATGATTGGCTACGTTGCGAAAGAGCGTGTGGATGGAAAGTTAATCCTTCCGGAAGCTGTACAGATTTTGAAATTGAAATCTACAACAACCACTTCTTAGGAGGTAACCTATGTTAGTATCTCTTGCGGAGGCTAAGAGTTATTTGAGGGTGGACTCGTCAGATGATGACGAGTTCATCCAAATTTTAATTCTGACGGCCGAACAGTTAGTGACTGATGTCAGCAGGTTATCAACGGATTATCTGTTGGTGCAGGGAAATGTAGTGAAGATTGCAGAATTATATGCGATTGCCTATCTGTATGAGCATAGGGAAGAAGCCGACCATAAGGAATTGATACTAACACTTAGGAATCTTTTGTTTGGTATCCG